ATGCGACTTTTACTCGTTGAAGATGAAAAAAGAATGGCACAGGCTTTGTGTGAAATTCTGCGCCTTGAAAAATATGAAGTGGACCATTTTGCCAACGGCATAGATGGACTTGCTGCCGTAAAAAGCAACATTTATGACATTGTGATACTGGATGTGATGCTCCCGGAAATGAATGGCTTTGATATTGCCAGAAAAGCCAGGCAGGAAGGGATCCGCACTCCAATTCTGATGCTTACCGCAAAAGCAGAACTGGACGACAAGGTCACCGGTTTGGACAGTGGCGCCGATGACTATTTGACCAAGCCGTTTATGACGAAAGAACTGCTTGCCAGACTGCGTGCGTTAGGCCGAAGAAATATCAACACACCGGACGGCACATTGACCTTCGGAGATATTTCTCTTGACGCCAATACAGCAACGCTTACCTGCACCGCAAACGGGCAGAGCGTAAGGCTCAGCGAAAAGGAATATCGCATCCTGGAATATTTCATTGCCAACAGCCGGCAGATTCTGACCCGTGAACAACTCGTGATGAAGATTTGGGGCGTTGAGTGCGACACCGAATACAACAATGTGGAAGTGTATCTGTCATTTACGAGAAAAAAGCTTGCTTTCATAGGTGCCAAGACGGAAATCAAAGCTATTCGCGGAATCGGCTATGAATTGAGGTGCAGCAATGTTTAGGAGGTCAAGGCAAAAAATCGTTGTCGTTATCATGGCTGTTCTGATCATGCTGCTTCTTGGAACGCTTTGCGTGATTTACAGCTCAAGCTATATCGAAGTATACCGAAAAAATCAGGATATGCTGGCACACCATATTGAGTTGTACAAGTCGCGCAATGCGTCCGGATCTGTTGATCCACCTGCAGATACCTCAAAGTCGGACATTCCTCCGGATTTTGACGATGCGGCATTCCAGCTGTCAACTTTTTATACCGTATTGATTTCTTCGAAGGGCACCGTCCTTGATGTGGATAATGTCAGTGCCGGGTATTCCGATGACGAGCTTGCAAAGATCGCATTAAAAATTATCAATAAAAAATCGAGAGGAAAGATCGGTAATTTGCTCTATCGATATGAAACTTACGGTGACGGCATTCTTGTAGCATTTATGGACAATGCCTTGATGCAGGAAAGTATCACGACGCTGTTTCGGTATACCCTTATCTTCGGCGGCACGGTAATCATATTGATGTTCTTTTTGGCGAGGTTTGCAGCAAAGAAGATCGTCACACCGCTGGAAGAAAGCTATCAGCGGCAAAAGCAGTTTATTTCCGACGCCGGACACGAATTGAAAACACCGGTGTCTGTTGTAAGTGCCAACGCTGAAATGCTGGAACGAGAAATCGGCCGCAATCAGTGGCTTGCGAACATACAGTACGAAAACGCAAGAATGGGAGCGTTAGTGACGCAACTGCTTGAGCTTGCCCGAACAGAACAGGTCATTCCCGAAATGACCGAGGTGGATCTCAGCCGATTGGTTATGGGAGAAGCATTACCCTTTGAAAGTGTGGCATATGAGCATGGCATCCGGCTTGAAAGCTCCGTTGCCGATCATATCCGTGTTCTGGGAAATGCGCATCAGCTTTCACAGCTTGTTTCTATTTTGATCGACAATGGAATCCGTCACAGTAAAAGCGGCTGTTCTGTTACGATTTTGCTGTTTTCCGAAAAGAAAGATGCAATACTGTCCGTGGTCAATGAAGGTATACCGATTCCGGAAGAACAAAAGGAGCTGTTATTTGAGAGATTTTATCGAGCAGACGAGGCGCGAAACGGTGATGATAAGCATTACGGTTTGGGACTTGCCATTGCAAAATCCATCGTACTCGCGCACAGGGGCACGATCAAAGTCTGCTGCAGGGATGGACTTGTTGAGTTCCGTGTGCAGCTTTCGCTTCTGTGAATTTTCTGTGACTTCAATCTATGTTCAATGTTCCTTTTGTATCATAGCATCAGCTGAAGTATAGGAGGAGTTTTTCATGCATGTGAAAAAGATTATTTCACTGATTCTTTCGGCAGTAATGGTTCTCGGATTGTGTGCTTGCTCCAACAACGGTCAATCTGAAAATGATGCCGAAAAAATAGAGCAGGAACTAAATCTCGCCAACAATACCGACCAGGAATGGACTTACCGGGAAAAAGCAGACGCCTGGGTTCTGTCCGTTGTCTCTGCGGTAGCGTATCCAGAGTTGCCTGACCAGCAGGGTGTGTCCGTTTGTGTTCCGGGTGCTTATGTAAAGGGTATTGACACCAATGGTGACGGCGAAGCAGATGCAACCACCGGCACTGTAAAAGGCAGTCTGGTGATTGACTATGAAGCTAAGATCACCAGCACCAACGGTCAGGTGTATACCGCTGCAACCGCGCCCGTAATTATCAACACCGGCGCGGCAGGCTACGGCTCCCAGAACAACCAGACGGCATCCACCGACCATGCGGCAGACGGTTATATCAACGTTTCCTGCGGTAACCGCGGCAAGCAGGACACCGCAACGGACAGCAGCGGCAATACCTATTATACCGGAGACGCGCCTTCCTGCCTGGTTGACCAGAAGGCCGCCGCCCGCTATGTGAAGTACAACATTCTGTTGGGTAATCTCCCTGGCAATGTGGATTATTTTGTTTCCACAGGCGGCTCCGGCGGCGGTGCTCACGCAGCTATGTTTGCGGCGACCGGCAACAATCCCGATTACTACGATTACCAGATCGAAGCCGGTGCGGTTGGCATTTACAAAAATGAGGATGGAAGCTATTCCACTACTGTGACCATTGACGGAAAGGACTACGATATCTCTGATGGCGCATGGGGCTGTATCGCATATTCTGCCATCACGCCCTTGTATGAAGCAGACATGGCGTTGGCCTTTGAGTATTTTCTGAATACAGACTATTCCTTCAAGACCTCTTTCCAGAAACAGCTTGCGGCTTATCTGTCCGAAAGCTACATGGAATATATCAACGGGCAGAACCTATCCGTTGCCGAAAGCGATGTTGGTTTTGATCTGGATGGCGACGGTGCTTTGAATTCCACCGTTGCGCTGACAATTGAATATGATCCGCAAACCCACCCCGAGACAAACGGCTACTACGGCACTTACCTCGATCTGTATCTGGCGGAGTTTACGGAGAATCTCCAGTGGTATGTGGACAATCTGGACTATGCGGATGGTTGGACATGGTTTGACGCTGACGGCAATGCACTTAGTGATGAAGCCGTTGCTGCTATGACCGCCGAAGATAAGGCGCAGGCGTTTATTGAAGGGCGCTACTCCAAATCCGGCGGTGGCGGCATGGGTATGATCGGTGGTGGACCGAATCAGATGGGCAGCTCCAATCTGGAATACCTTCTGAACATAGACGGTGTATCCGAGCTTTATGCCGAACTGGAAAAACTGGGTTTGACCGATGAAATGCCCCAAAAAGCAGATGAGATCATTTCCTGGGTCAAGGATCTAATCAGTACCGGAAGGTTGGATGAAAAGTGGAGCGATACCGTTACAGCTTTGGAAAGCGCTGTGAACAGCTCAACCGGAATGAAAGGACTGCCGTCCGGAGAAACGGGCGAACTACCGAGCGGTAGCATGCCTAACGGCGCACCGGATGGAACACCTCCCGATGGAAAAGCACCCGAAAACATTGGTGGCATGCCTGATGGGGGATCCGGCGGCGACACGAGCGGCATGGGTGATGTGGTAGGTACACCGGATGGCGGCACTACCCAGTCCAGCACCGGCAGCGGCGATTCTGCTAACTATGCAAGCTATGACGAAATGGTATCTTCCTACAAAGAAGACATCGAGGACGTATATGCCGGTGATCAGTACGGCAACAACATCGTTTCTCTGTATAATCCGCTGAACTACATCGGCGCAGAAGGAACGGATAACCCCACATGGACAAAAATCATCATGGGTGCATCCGAGGGTGATATGTCCATGTTCAGTTCCTTGAACCTTCGTATTGCTTGGCTCAATGCCGGTGTTGATGCCGATCTGGAGTGGCAGTGGAACGGCGGTCACGTTCCTTCCGAGGTGCTTGGCGACAGCTTCTCCCTCTATGCTGACCAAATGTATGGCAAGTATGTGGAGGGTGCCGTCAGCGTCACAAAACCGGAAGCTGAAAAACAAACCACCAACGGCGACTCCGAAACGGCCAGCGGCACAGACATCAGCAGCTGGGTCAGTATGGAAAACGGCGAAGTTTCCTTTTCCCTTGCCGATATTGCCGCATACAGAACCGCAGGTGCAAGCAAGGCAATGCCTGCCTTTGACGTGATCGACTACGGCCAGGAGGACTATGTGTTCGGCAGCAGCGAAAAGGATGCCCGTCATTGGGACACCTATCTGCTCGATATCTTTGAGAAATATACAGATGTCCTTGAACCGTTGTTTAATGCTAAATAATTTCTGAACAACAAAACTCCTCACTGCCGTAATAGTAGTGAGGAGTATCTTTTTGCCTTTATGCTCGGATTTCCTGCCCGTTTTTGAAGGTGAACCGTACATCGTCCTTGCTGTAGACGGTGACGAAGTCCACCAGTCCGCACCAAAGGGCAGTATCAAACCTGTCTACCAGGTTGGCTTTTGCGAGGGCGGCAAGAAAGGATTCAATCGTTGCCCTGCGGGACTGCTTGCTGTGGATGGCATCCTCGACTGCATCAAATCGCTCCTTGGCTGTGTCGAACCGTGCCGCCAGCCCATCGTAGCGTTTTTGGTATTCTTCCTGGTCGAGGGCAACATGAGCATTTTCGTAAATGCACTTTTCAATGAGGTCGGAAACCACCGCCATCTCGCTTTCCAGTTCGGTCTGTTCCGCTTTGAGGTCGGTAAGGTCAAAGGCTGCATCGAGGGACGCTGTAAGAGCCGTTATAATGGCGTTCTTTTGTCCAATCAGCTGATTGACTGCCGATGCGAATAATGCTTTGATATCCTCATCCGTCAAATGGGGGGTGGCACATTTTCCTTCACCATCGTATTTATGATTGCATTGCCAGACCACACGGCGATACTTGCTGGTGGAGTGCCATGTTTTTGAGCCGTACCACTCGCCGCATTGACCGCAGCGCATTTTGCCGGAGAAAAGGTGTACACTGCTGTGCCGTCCTTTGTCTGCCTTTCGGCGTTCCAACTCACGCTGCACCTGCTCGAACACATCTGGGCTGATGATGGCTTCGTGGTTGCCTTCCACATAGTATTGAGGAATCTCACCCTCGTTGACCTTTTTCTTTTTCGTGAGGAAGTCCACGGTATAGGATTTCTGTAGGAGCGCATCGCCCTTGTATTTCTCGTTTGTAAGGATACTGCGGACAGCTCCGGCATTCCATTTATCTTTGCCGCCGGGTGATTTGATGCCGTCAGCGGTCAAGTGCGTGGCAATACCATATGGCGACATTCCCTGCAGGAACATACTGTAGATGCGGCGAACGGTGACCGCTTCATCCGGATTCAGAACCAGATTGCCGTCAGAACCGCGGTCATAGCCGAGAAACCGCTTGAAAGGTACGGTGACCTTACCGTCCGCAAAACGCTTCCGTTGACCCCATGTGCAGTTTTCGGATATGGAGCGGCTTTCTTCCTGGGCAAGGCTGGACATGATGGTGATTAGCAATTCACCCTTGCTGTCCAGCGTCCAGATATTCTCCTTTTCGAAATAAATCTCTACGCCTTTTTCTTTCAGTTTACGGACCGTGGTAAGGCTGTCGACCGTGTTCCGGGCGAAGCGGCTGACCGACTTCGTGACAATGAGATCGATTTTACCGTCCAGTGCATCCTGCACCATACGGTTGAAGCCGTCGCGGTGCTTTGTGTTAGTGCCCGTTATGCCTTCGTCCGTATACACGGAAATAAACTCCCAATCGTCTCTGCCTTTGATGTAGTTCGTGTAATAATCCACCTGCGCTTCATAGCTGGTGAGCTGCTCCTCGCTGTCCGTAGAAACGCGGGCATAGGCGGCGGTGCGGCGTTTTTTCTTTTCGTTAATCGGCGCAGCTGTGAACCGGCTGAGCGTTGCCGGAATGGTTGTTACTTTCGCCATGTCTTTTCCTCCATTTTTCTATCATTACTTCTCGCATATGTTGCTTTCGATCTTCCGAATGCCTGGGCATTTTTCTCTTGTTTTCCCATTGAGCATCGAAGGTATGTCCATCAAAAAAGTGAACGGAAAGATGAAACGGCGCGGTGATATGGATACAGGCAATCTGCACTCTGAAAGCTGTCTCATCAAAAGCCGTCATGCCCATTGCCTTGGCGCATAATGCTGTAAGCGTTTCTTCCTTTATGCTTGGGCTGTCGCAGTTTTCGCTTGAAGCGCAGCGCCATACGGCATCAAAGCTACCGTCTTTGTGCCTGGAACGCTGTTTGCGATAGTTTTTACCGCAGCAGTCACAACGAATTCGGCTTGTAAAGCAGGAGCTGTTGGAACCGAGTTGGTGCGCTTGAACATACCGTCCCTTTGCTGCACGGCGCTCATCCGTCCAGCAGTCTTTTCGCAGAGTAGACTCCCAATGGTGCAAAACGGTGCGACCGTCCTTGAAATAAAAGAGCATCTCATTCGGAGCAGGAACCTCAATGCGTTCTATCCGCTCAGAAAAGACGCTCTCATCAAATTCATCCAGACCAAGGACGGTTGCACAGGCCTGCTTGAGCATTGTCTCCGGGATATCCTTGTTCCGGCAGTGCGCATTTCCGCTTTTCCTACGTGTTCCGCAAATCCAGATGGTATAGTTGGCGTTCGGGTCTTTGCGACCTTTGCGGTTGGAACGCTGATAGCTTTTTCCGCAGCACCCGCATTTGATTTTACTCGTAAAGCAGGAAGTGTTGATGCTCCAATTTGCAAGCGCACCGAGTTCTCGGCGGCGGGCTTTTTCTGCCTGTACAGCTTGATATGTTTCCATTGGAATGATAGCCTCGTGGGTGTCTTCCACCCAATACTGCGGAAGCTCCCCACGGTTGATTTTGCTTTTCTTGCTTATGGGATCTACGACATACTCTTTCTGAAAGAGCAGGTTCCCCGTATAGGTAATGTTGCCGAGTATCTGCCGGATGGAGGTGTTGCCGAAATGCTGTCCCTTGTAGGATTTGACCCCCATTTCCGCAAGTTGTTTTTCTGTTGTTTCAGCCGAAAGCCCACCCAGATAATTGTTATAGATGAGCTTTACAATTTTGGCTTCCTCCGGTTCAACGACAAGGTGGTCGCCATCCCAGCGGTAGCCGTATATCTGAAACTTGCCGTTTGGAATACCTTTTTCAAACCGCTTGCGGGTGCCCCATTTCACATTATCCGAAAGACTCCTCACCTCTTCCTGGGCAAAGGATGCAAGCAGGGTCAGCATCAGTTCGCCGTCCTCGCTCAGAGAGTCGATGCGTTCTTTTTCAAACTGCACCGAAATGCCCAGTTCCTTCAGATGTCGCACTGTGCTCAGAAGGTCAACGGTGTTTCGGGCAAAACGGGAAATGGACTTTGTAAGAATAATGTCAATCTTTCCGGCTTCACAGTCGGCAAGCATTCGATTGAACTCCTCGCGGGCTTCTGCCTTGGTGCCTGTTACGCCGTCATCGGCATACACACCGACATATTCCCATGTAGGGTTCTTTTGAATCAGCCCGCTGTAATAGCTGACCTGTGCCGAAAGTGAGTGCTGCAGTCTTTCCGACTCCATTGATACTCTTGCATAGGCAGCGACCCTTTTACGAGTCGGCATTTGCGGAACTTTCGGCTCGATTTTATTGATGATTCGCATGAAAATCGCTCCTTTCCGACACTATATATCACTCTAAAAGGCTATAAAGTCCAGTCATTATCCGATAATAATGTACCCAAAGACGGAGAGAACTCAGCCTGCAGTTTTGTATCAATTACGGTATATTCCTCTTCGGTCAAAAGTCCCTGCCTGCGGAGATTTTTTGCTATGGAAATTGCGGTCTGATACCGCAGTTCTGCCTGAAAAGCAGTCTCACTCATCGCCATCACCGCCTTTGAATCGGTCGGCTATGTAGCAAGCGTGAGAGCAGTATTTCCGTCCGGCGTTACCGTATGCCGTGAATGACTTTCCACAGTTGGCGCAGGTGAAGCTGTAGACTGCCTTGCGATTGACCTTTTCCGGGTGGGAGTTCCACCAGGTAATACGGCATTTATTGCAGCAAAACTTGATGCGCTTTCTGCCGGAAGTCTGAGTGAGTAACGCACCGCATTGCAGGCAGAAATCGGCATCCACATCGATTCGGCTGTTGTCCGTAGCCTTTGTGCCGGTCAGTCCTATTTTTCGACAATATGCAACGACCGTGCCTTTCTGTAAACCCACAGCCTTTGCGATGGTGGCATATCCGAACCCCTGTGACCGCAGGACGGTAATTTGATTTTTCTGTTGATTAGTCATTTCGGCATCCTCCTTCTGAGGGCTCCCCTCAATGACCCATCTGGACAAGAATGCCGATTCTGGCCGAAAGAATGAGCGAAAATCTTGTCCCCAAAGGGCTCCCTCACTTGCCACCGGACATGAGGCTGCCGTTTGGTCCCTAAAAAGGACAAAAAATAAGCCCACCGAAGAGATTTTTCTCCTCGATGGGCTTCGTGCTTAGTTGGGAATCTTCAGTTTCATGCCGCTATAGATGACATTGGAGGACAAACCGTTCAGTTTGACAATTTCTCTGTATCTGGTGCCATCTCCGAGATACTGAGCGGAAATTTTCCAGAGGGTGTCGCCGTGAACAACCGCATGAACCCGATATTTTTCGGGGTAAACAAGATTCCCATTGCTGTCAAAAACACTATAGCCAGGATTGGCGTCAGCACATTTCTTTGCGTTGGACAGAACCTTATAAGCCCCCTTCTGCGACTTGGCATCAGGCCAGTCCTTACGGACACGGTAAAGCTCCTTGACTTCTGTAATTGCGGGCGGAGAAACAGGATCCGCATTACCACCGAGAGCCGCCGTGACCTTGGATGCCAGATCGCCCATACGGGCGTACATCCAGTTGCCGGGGCAGCTTTTGTTCGCAAACCATCGGTGAACGGTCAGCACCATCTCATCGGATTTTGGGGTGTAGTTCAGCGTCTTGGTTTTATCGCCCAGCCAGAGCAGCTTGGTTTTGCCATTACGTTTGCAGATGTCGGTGCAAAGCTCTACGAGTCTGTTGTACACTACATCCTTGAACGCATACGGCGCTTTGCTGTCCGAAGCGCACTCAATGGTAATAGCCCTCTGGTCGTTGGCTGCGGAAGAAGAACACCAGGAGCGGTTTTTCTCTTCCACATACATACCGACCCTGCCGTCCACGCCTATGCCGTAGTTGGAGCTTGCCTGACGGGACGTCGGCAAAAAGATATTGCCCAGGGTTTCCACGCTGCACTGACCCACCACGCAGTGGGGCGTGATGCGGTCAATGCCGTGGGTACGCTGCCCGGAGTGGTTCGGGCTGAGTTTGGTGTAGGACACCAAGGGACTGTTCGTGTAAGCCATATTATTCATCCCCCTTCGGCGTCGCAGTGTTGGCGCGGTCGTGAAGCTGCTCCAGCACAGTCTTGATGGCGTCCGGCACGGGCAGCCCCAGGTGGGCGGCGTTTTCCAGCATGGAGACGCCTTCGTTGGACAGATAGAAAAAGATCACCGCCGTGCGCAAAACGCCGGGTGTTCCCAGCACCTGTACGTCCACAATGTTGGCGATGCCTACCAACGTGAAGATCAGGACCTTCTTGAAGATGCCCTTGAAGCCCACGGCGCTGGACAGCTTCTTATCCACCACGGCGCACATGATGCCCGTGACATAGTCCACGACCACGAACGCCAGAAGCGCGTAGAGCAGACCGTCGCAGCCGCCCAGAAACCAGCCGAGCCAGCCGCCCACGGCGGCAAAGACGATTTGAATGGTGTTCCAGAATTCTTTCATTGTCAGATTCCTCCTTGATTTTTGTGTATAAAAAGGACGATCGCCTTGTCTTGGCGGTCGTCCTTATATGAGAATTGTGTTTCAGATACAGAAACCCAGCGCGATGCGCGGCCTGTAGTCCTCGCCCATCGGCGAGGGGCAAACATCCACATAGGGATCATGGGCGGTGTTCGTCGGCGAAATCGCATAAGTATGGTCCACATTATACGCGGTCCTCAAATAATAGTAGTTCGCGTGACCGTCGTAATATTTGACGGACTTTTCAAAGCTGCTGAAAATCGCCTGGTAGCGCGGGCCATTCTGTTCCTGCGTTGAGACCCGATTGTAGTCATAGCAGGATTCCCGCACGGACGGGATCCACAGCTCATCACGGCACTCCCCCTCGAAGCGTTCCAGGGACGAATTAAAGCCAACGGAGTACTTCTGCACGGCTTTGATGCTGTTTCGTACATTTTCGGGAATCAGGGGCTTGATCGTATCCCGCAGGTATTTCCGCAGCCCGGATTCTTCCCAGCCGCCGATGCTGCCGCCGGTTTTGGTGGTGCTGTCGTAAGCGGAATTCATGTAGACGGCGGTTTTCAACAGCTCAATGGCGATCCATGTGGTAGCGGCGGTTCCGCTGCCGTCCGCCAAGGTGTCGTCGTTTTTCGCTGCCAGCTGCATATTGACAATGCCTTCCTTGCCCAGATCCAGCGGCTTATAGTTCCCCAGCTTGTACTTTTCCTCATAGCTGCCATCTTGGATGTTTGCAATGATGGTGTCCCAATCATCCTCAATTTCCTTCAGCTCCACAGGAGACCGAAACTGCGCATAGCAGTCGGTATCACCCAGGATCTTATCCGGGGACGGAACCCATCGTTCAAACGGATAGAGGGAGGGATCCTCCACCTTGTCCTTGACGGGCGTATCTCCCGTATAGGCAGCCGCAGAGCCGTAAGGAACGTTGGTCACCGTTTGGAGAAGCGTCTTTTCGTTGTAGAAGCGGACAGTGTATTTTCGGACAGCCTCATCATACACAGCGTACACGCCGCGGTCTGTCAGCACGTTTTTCCGGCAATCGGCGTCCTTCGATCCGCCCGGTTTGCCGCTCCAGCCGCTGAAGGTAAAGGTGGTTGCCGCCGTAGGATTTTTGGAAGGCCGTCCTGTGTATTTTCCATCGCCTCCATTGGTGATGGTTTCCGTATAGAGGAGCTTTGCGCCGGTATCGTCGTAGTAGTACAGGTACGCCGTCAGCGTGGTGTACCGGATCTGAATGTTCGGATAGCGCTCCAGCATCTCCTGATACTGCGAACCGAGCAGCGCGTCCACGGTGATCGTGCCGCTGACCTGCGCCTTGTCCACATTGCCGCCGTTTTCATCCAGACCGCGCATGGTATCCAGCCGGTCGTAGAACGAGAGGATCTCTTCCGCCGAGCCTGCCTCCCAGGTAAGCCCCATCACGCGCACACGGGTTCCAACAGGAATGGCGTCAAGGATCGCTTTCCTGTCAAACGCGGTGCTGACGTTCTCCAGCCGAAGCGTGGAGATGTTGTCATAGCCGCCAATAGAAAAGTCAGTGATTGCTGTCTGATTGCGCACCGTCAGGTTCGTAACGGTTTCCGGCAGATGCAGCGTTTTGAGGATACCGCCGTTGGGGAGCTGGACGCCCGTGACCGCCGTCCCGTCGAAGTAGAGATGCTCAATATTGGCGCATCCCGATACATCTACAGACTGCCTGAGATTCGGGCAGTTGCGGACATCCAGGGTTCGCAGAAGGGTGTTGTTGCCCAGGTACAGCTCCGTAAGGTTGCCATTGGAGTAGCTTTCAGACGCATCGCCGACCTTCAGTTCCTGAAGCCGGGTAGCCATGGAGAAATCAGCGTAGCC